TAAAGAAGCATATAAAAAATATCCTGTAATGGAAGCAATGAGAGACACGTTAATAGATGAGTTGATTGAGGAGTGTGCCAGTGGGTATGGTGTAGATATAGGTGTAACCAGTGATGCAGCTAAAAGTGCAATAATCGCAGGCATGCCATATAAATTACAAACCATTTCAAAGGCAATGCAAAAGGCATGGGCACCTGATGGATTAAACTTATCTGATAGGCTACATAATGCATCAGGTACCGTAAAACGTGAAGTTATTACTACGATTCAAGATGCTATGTCTAAAGGAAATAGTACGATTGAGACCGCACGAGCATTATTTGATGGCTATGGGACTGATACGGTTATTGATAAAGCCGAATTACCTAAATTTTTAAAACGGATTAATAGCCTAAATATTACATTGCCTACTAATGAAGCAGAACGAAAAGCTGTTAAGTATCAACTTCGACGTGTTAGAAGTCTGATAGAACAACGTACTACGCCTGGTATGCGTGCTGCCTATACTGAATTGATAGAAGCAATAGAAAAAGGCAATGCTGCATCTGTTAGTCGTGCAGTATACGTTGCAACTCAAGAAAAGGCAAGATATCATGCAGAGCGCATTGCGCGGACAGAACGAGCGAGGGCATATGCTGAGGGGGAAATTGCAAGACATTTAGATGATCCTGATGTGGTAGCCTTTCGGTGGCGAATGAGTTCGAGTCACCCTATTGTCGATATTTGCGATGTATATGCTAACGCAGATTTATATGGGTTAGGCCGTGGAGTGTATCCAAAGGATAAGTTCCCACATTTGCCAGCACATCCACATTGCCTTTGTCGCATTATGCCAGTTATCGATGGCATGATTAATAATACTGTTGCAAAGCCTAATGTAGAAGCCGGCGGATTGTCATATTTAAAGACGTTGAATAAAACAGAACAAGAACAAATATTAGGGGTAAATGGACGCAACTTAGTAATGAATGGGCATATATCGTGGACTGAAAAAGCTAGGGGGTGGAGTGGAGATGTTTTTAAACGAAGACTCCCGGTGATTGAGAGTCTAAAAGACTACATAAAAGATGGTAAAGTTCGTGTCGAAGAAATCTCAAAACGGAAAGATGGCGAAACTAAAGAAGATGTCAAAGCTCGCATTATAGACTATATTAATTCTCCATATTTTAATAAATCATATGTAGCTCGGCAGAGCATGCATGTAAAAGATGGTAAGCTATATGATGCCTCAAAAAATAAAAGCTATTACGATGTCGAACCATCACATTCTGATGTATTGAAGGCAATAAGAGTTGGAGCGAATAATGGAGGAATAGGGTTTACACGTAATGGCGATTGGAACCATAAAATACTAGTTGATATATACCCACATATTGGGTATGATGTACATGAAGAGACAGGAGCGAAACGGAGTACTAGCTTTGCGACTGTGCATGTATCTAATAAAGGCATTCATATAGTACCGAAGGGAAGTGAACGAAAATGACAGAAAAAGAATTGCGTAGACGATACGATGAAATCAAGTCAGAAAATATTGAAGTCATATTCGTTGATGGAGATACTATGAAAGGCAAATTATTGGGTTATACATCTAGCGTAAATAATGAGCCAGACGAAGCGTCTATAGATGTTGGTGAATATGAATTATTTGCTAGTGAAATAGCTGGGATTCGAGAAATTTAATAATTTATAATAGGTGATCTAGCACTTGCATAAGCAAGTGCTTTTTTTGTTGCCTTTTTAGTATTGCAGGCGTAAAAGAACAAGACCGCGGTCGTGAGGTGTGGCTCACGAAAATAAAGCGAAGAGGGAAAGTTTATTTTACAGGAGGTCATACAGATGACAAAAGAGGAACTAATTAAGTTAGGGTTAACGGAGGAACAAGCAGAGGCAGTGACTAAGGATTATGGTGAAAACTATGTTTCCAAGAGTCAATTTAATGCCAAGAATGATGAGGCGAAAGCAGCAAAGGCGGCAAAAGAAGTCGTCGACCGTGAGCTTGCTGATGCGCAAGGCAAGCTAGAAAAAATCACCTCTACAGGGATTAAAGATGATGCAGGTATTGTAGCTATGCAGCAACGAATTAAAACCCTGGAGGATTCTGTAGAGGCCGAGCGTAAAGCAAGAGAAAATGCTGATGCACAACGTGTACAGTCTGAAATTTCTGCAGCCGTGGTTGATTCTTTGACGAAGCGTAACGCTATGGATCCTAAGGAATTTTCAAAGCTGATTGTTGGTAACATCAAAGTCAACGAAGATGGTACTTATGGATATATTAAGCCTGATGGTACTAGCGGAACTGTTGACGATTGTGTAGATGAATGGCTAAAAGGTAAAGATTATGCAATTAAAGATGTACAAAAACGCGGAAGTGGTTCAGGCACAAGCGGTGCAGGAAGCAACAATTCTGGCAGTAATAAGCCAGTAGGTTTAAAGGGGGCCGTAGCGGCTGCTATTGAAACCCAATAAATTTTATAAATTCTAATAACGGAGGAATAAACTAATGCCAATTACATTAGCTGAAGCAAAACTTAACGTACAAGACGATTTACAAATGGGAGTTATTGATGAATTCCGTAAATCGTCTTTTTTATTTGAAAACTTAACATTTGATGATGCTGTATCTCCTACTGGCGGTGGCGGTACTTTAACCTATGGTTATACTCGATTATTAACACAACCAACTGCAGATTTCCGTGATATTAATGCTGAATACACACCTCAAAGTGTAACTCGTAAACGTCATACTGTTGATTTGAAAGTATTTGGCGGATCCTTTGAAATCGACCGTGTAATCGCTAAAATGGGCGGTATTGTTGATGAAGTAACATTACAAATCGAGCAAAAGGTCAAGGCTGCAACTGCATTGTTTAATGACACAGTTATTAATGGCGATACTGGCACAAATGCTAAAGCATTTGATGGTTTAGACAAGGCGCTTTTAGGTTCTTCTACTGAATATACGCCTACAGCGGCTATCGATTTGTCTGATAGTGGTGCTATTGATGCAAATTACAAAACATTCTTAGACCAACTCGATGAATTCCTTTTAGGCTTGGATGGTGCACCATCTGCTATTATGGGTAACTCTAAATTGATTGCTAAAATTCGGGCAGTAGCTAGACGTTCTGCAATGTACTCTACTCAATTAAATGAATTCGGACAACAAGTTGAATATTACGGAATTACACCATTAGTTGACCTTGGTGCCAAAGCTGGTAGCAATGACCCTGTGGTAGGTATTAATGGTCAAGGTGAAACTTCTTTATATGTCGCACGCCTTGGCCTCGATGGTTTCCACGGTGTTTCTTTGGCTGGCGATAATGTGGTTAATTTGTGGTTGCCTGACTTCACCAATGCTGGTGCAGTTAAAAAAGGCGAGGTCGAAATGGTTGCCGCTGTTGCATTAAAAGCATCTAAGGCAGCAGGCGTATTCCGTAAAATTAAGGTTAAATAAGGAGGTCAATTATGCCGATTATTAAATCTCCAGTGCCTGATTATACAGGTCAAACTGGTTCAGTTGTATTTGTGAATGGTGAAGGCTTCACCGAAGATGCTAACCACATTGAATGGTTTAAAGAGCACGGCTATGAAGTTGCGGAAGATAAACCTGTAAAGGAACCTAAAAATACAACCCCAAAGGCTGACAAAGAGCCTAAGGATGAAAATCCTCCGGACAAAGAGCCTAAGGATGAGGGCCCTGAGGATAAAACCTCCGGCAAGGGTTCCGGTAAAAAATAATTGCTATGAATAGCCAGGATATTTTCAACAAGCGTATTTGTCAGGCAGTAAAAGCAAGTACTATTGAAGTTCGAGATACTGCACAGGAGAAACATAGATTTACCTCGAGAACAGGGAATTTAGAAAAGGCTGTTGATTATCGAATTTCTAATAGTGGAATGCAAGGGGTTGTATTTATTGATAGTGATGTCGCTAAATACGGCCCTTTTGTACATGCAGGGACACCAGCACATGTAATTCGGCCGCATTTTAAGAAGGTATTGAGATTCGTACCACAAGGCGGTAATGGGTTTATATTTGCTAGGAAAGTGGTTCACCCTGGGACTGCCCCAGATCCATTTTTGTATGAAGCGTTGCAGAATAATGTCTCAAATATTACTAGTATTTTTTCTAGATATACCGGTATTGCACTAGATGATGTGGCACAAGGGCTAGTAAAAGATGAGATTACACTGAGTTTTGAAATATAAGGAGTACTGTATGCTATATAATTTTGAAGATATGGCCGACCTATTAGGGGATGAATTGCTAACGCAAGAGGTAACAGAGACCGCTGTATCCAAAGCAGAACAATGGCTATATGTACTTGCGGATAGATTAGGTGTGTCAAAGGATAAAGTTATACGTAGTTTTACTATCGACGAATTAGTCCTTTCATATATTTACCGAGAAGTCTGTGTTAATAAGTCGTATGCCTTACCAGGAAGTTATACTAGTAATGGTTCGACGGATGACTTCTATTCTAAAAAATTAGAATACTATGAAGCTCGTATTAAATTATTGGAATCACGAATAACACCAGAGCAGCTTACAGGTAACCCTACAGAGTACAAAGGATATCGTTCTGTTGAAATCTATAGGGGGTAATATGTGGTTTGAGTTGATGAAACATATTAAAGATATCATTGTTAGCTACGGATATGACTTTAATGTTATGTTAGGCGCTATGCGCCCACAGGCTGCTAAGATTGATAGTCATGGAGTTATTATGGTTATTCGAGGCGAAACAATGCCAGGAGATAACTCTGTGCAATCTGAAATGCAACAGGAGTTGTTTATTGAAGTTTGGGGGCGGAATGATGATCCCGACCTATCAGTCGGATATGAACTAATAGCAAATCTAGAAACAAAACTTGAAACAATCATGACTAAGCTGCGTGATGAATGTGGATGTTTAAATTCCAATATATGTATCTTGCAAGATAGCGGCTATCAAATCATCGATATTAAATGTACAAGTAAAGTAGGCGACCATGATTCAGTACGGCCATTGATTGGCACGCAGTACAGGTTTGTGGCTCGCCTTATTAATTTGAAAGAAGAAACAAATGGAGGTATCTACTAATGCCAGCTTCACCAGCTACAGCAAAAAAACTTTATAAACCGCAACAGGCTGCAATGCCTACTGCCGGTAAAAATTATTTAATCTATGTTAATGTCGGCACCGACGAAACAACAGGTGCCGAATGGCTTTTATTAGGCGGACAACGTACAGGTGATGTATCTCGTAAAGCTGATAGCATCGATGCATCTCACAAAGGCACTAACGGCTGGAAGTCTACTATCCCAGGCCTTAAAGAATGGTCCATCGACCTTGAAACATTGCTCATGCCTAACGAAGAGTCGTTGCAATTGTTGGAAAAAGCATTCTTGAATGATGATCTTATCAACATTAAGATTGAATATCCTAACAAAGCCTATATGACAGGTACTTGCTCCATTACAGAATTGTCTATGAACACACCACATGACGATGTGGCAACGTATAAAGGCAGTTTAAATGGCGTAGGTCCATTGTCCGAATTGAAACAACCATAATTTATAGTTAGTTAATTAAGGAGTGCGCACTCATGAAAAAAATCACTTGTGATGTATTTAATACTGGCGAAACAATTTATTTTACGATTGGTCGAATTGCTGAACTTGAACAGCTATGGGGCGAACCTATTTTTAAAGCAGTTCAAGCTGGGGCAATGACATTCCAACAATTAATCACTGCATTTGTTGTCGGAATGAAGCACGAAGGTCGTAAACGCGATTATATTTACTACCAAGAAAAGCTACAACAATTATTTGATGAAGGCGAGGTTCAATATCTAGACCTTGTACAGTTAATTGTAAAAGCATTAATCGGTAGTGGTGTCTTTGGTAAGGCTGCGTACTATGCATCATTTCCAGAAGAAGCTGACGAAAAAGCACAATCTGAAGTAGAAGCAGAGGAAGCAGAAGCAAAAAACTAGAAGGGGGCTATACAGCCCCCTCTTTTAATTTATGGATAACAAAGGCCGAGCGTACGGCGTATGGTCCACTCAATTTGAAGCCTTGGGAGTTTATGAAATTAAGCCCTATGGAATATTACAAACTGGTTGAAGGGTACGAATTGCGAATGGAGATTGAGGACCGTAGACAGGCTTATTTTACGTGCATAATGACAAACGTTCATATTGCTGGCAATAAGCGATTGAAAGTCGAGGACATCATGAAGCAATTACACCCTATGACATTGGCACAACGCAAAACGGAAGAAAAGTTATTCATGGAAGAATTCAGACAGGCGGGAGGTGAGATATAAGAAAATGGCAGATTCACAAATCAATGTTCGCATAGTTGGTTCATCTAGTGGTGCCGAGCAAGCACTCGATAGGGTGGCTAAGAAAGCGGAAAACGCACTAGGAAAAGACGTTACTGCTTCGATGGAGGCTGTTAAAAGTAAAGCCCAGAAGATCTTCGGTATAGAAATTCCTAGTATTATGAATGCCGCAAAAAGTGGTGCTGCATTTGGTGCTGCGGCAATAGGTATTGAAGCTGCAGGGCGAGCCATGAAAGATATGGCAGTTAGTGCTGTTCAAACCACCGACCAACTTACACAGATTAGGGCACGTATCAATCTAATTAATGACGGCAGTCAGTCTACTGCTGAAATTATGGACAAGATTTATAGTGCGGCTAACCGTTCTCGTGGTAGCTATTTAGATATGGCCGATAGTGTTGCTAAGTTGAATATGCTTGCAAAAGACGCATTCTCATCTAATGACGAAGCAATCTATTTTGTTGAACAGTTAAATAAGCAATTCAAAATCTCAGGTGCTAGCGTTGAAGAAACAACATCAGCTATGTACCAGTTAACGCAAGCAATGGCAGCTGGTAAGCTACAAGGGGACGAATTCCACTCAATTATGGAAAATGCTCCGATGTTGGCACAATCTATTGCCAGTGAAATGGGCTTGACTGTAGGTCAATTGAAGGAAATGAGTTCGCAAGGGCTCATTACTGCTGATATTATCAAAGAAGCCCTATTCAATAGTGCAGAAGAAACAAACGCTAAGTTTGCAGAAATTCCTATGACGTTCCAAGATATAGGAACGCAAGTTCAGAATGAATTAATAGCTGCATTTCAACCGGCTATGGAAGAAATAAGCAACATGACGAGTTCAGGTGTATTAAACGATGCACTTGCTGGGTTGTCTATTGCATTTCGCTTAGTTGGCACTGCTGCACAAGCAGCCATTATTACTGTAAGGGGTGCATTTAGTGCGTTATCGGTTGTAATTGGTACGGCTAAGAATATTGTTACGAGCTTTGCGAACCTGTTTAGAACCGCCATGCCAGGGGTTGCCACTGCCATTGTAGGTGTTACCACTGCATTTATTACTTATAAAGCGACTGTTGCATTATGTAGCACTCAAACAGCTGCATTAACTGTAAAAACCGTAGCGTTGAAAACGGCACAAGTAGCCTCTGCGATTGCAACCAGGGCATATGCGTTAGCAATGACTGTTGTTAAAGTAGCTATTCAAGGAACTATCTTGTCAATAGGCGCATTGACTTTGGGGACAACTGTCCTCAAATCGTTATTTCTAGCATTAAGAAGTAGTACATTAGCTGCAGCTACTGCTCAACGTGTCTTAAATGTTGTAATGAAAGCAAACCCAGTCGGAATATTAATATCCGTCATAATGACTTTGGTCGGTGTATTTGCGACTGCATCTGCTGCGTCAAATGGATTCGGTAATACGTTAAGTTCGGTATTTTCAACTATTGTGCACACCGCTGTTTGGGGTGTAAATAAAATTATCGAAGGGCTTAACTGGTTAATTGCAAAACTTAATAGCGTAGGTGATAAAGTAGCTAAATTCTTTGGTACTACATTTACTGCTATACAACAGGTTGACACAATCAGTGCTGATGATACACAGGCATTTATTAATAAAGCAGAGAATATGGCTTCACAAGTAATGCAAGGTGTAACAGGTGGTGGTGATACTGGTTTCGATGGTGGAGCAGGTGGCGGCGGAGGCGGTTATGATACTGGCTCCGGTGGTGCTGGTGGCGGAGGTGGTTCCGGTGGCAGTGGTGCATCTGGAAAGGATCTGGCAAAAGAGGCCAAAGAGGTTCACGAAAAAATCTTGCAATCGTTCTTAGAAATGCAAGGCAATCAAGTCGAATTAATTGAATTACAATATAAGAAAGAACGAGAAGAACTTGATAAATCTAAAGACGCTAATTCGAATTATCAAGAGGACCTTAAAAACCTAAACGATGTTTATACTGATAAACGCATCAAGGCTAAGCAAGAGGAATTTACAAAGCTCCGTGCTATTGAAACAAGTATTCGTGATATGCAGCAAGATTTTGCGTTTAAAACTTCAAGTAAAGATAGTACAGGCAATGTATCTCCTGCCGTGCAGTTGGCAACAGATTATGCCAACGCCATTGATGAAGTCGAGGACCGTTATGCAAGCATGGTTGATGAATTCATTAAAATGGATAAAATGCAACAACAACATCATATTGATATGTTGAAGAAACAAGGCGTTGAATTCGAGATGAGTGCCGACGGACAAATCTCCTACGAGAAAATGAAAAACGAGGAATTGTTAGCGGTACAAGATGAGTATGCTAAAAAGGCATTACAACAACATACTGAATTAGTAAACGAGAAGTATGCTATTGAGGAGGCTATGCGTACTCAGAACTTCGAGGCACTTCAAGCTGCATTGACAGATGAGTACATTGCAGAACAACAGCACTACGACTTAAAAAAACAGCTTCTTGAGGAGTGGAAAGAAGCAGTATTCGATGCTCATTGGAATGGACAACAAGTTATGTTTGACGCTGCACAAGCCGGCTTGGATAGTTTTCAAAATTCTATTTCAGGGCTTATTCAAGGTACAACAACTCTTATGCAAACATTCCAAAATCTGGGCAAAGCGATACTCAAAACTATTGCGGATAGCGTAGCACAATGGATAGCCGGACAAATTAAACAAGCCGTATTCGGCAAAATGTTGGCAGCTCAACAGGCTGCAACTGGTACTGCTGCGGCTAACGCTCAATATCCGGCATGGGCTGCATTGGCTCAACAAGTTAGTATGGCAACAGGTGGTGCTAGTGCTATCGCTGGTATGGCTGCATGGAGTGCTAACACGGCAGCTGGTGCAGCTCAAACAGCTACACAAAGTGCGTTCTCCGGTATGTTTAATTCAGGCTCAAGTGGATTCAGTAGCAATCTATCATTGCCTAAATTGGCAAGCGGTGGTGTGGCTTATGGCTCGACTTATGCTGAGATTGGCGAAGGCAAATACAAAGAAGCTGTATTGCCTTTGAGTGAAAGTACATACGACGAAATTGGTGGCGGTATAGCTCGTGCCAATGGTGGCGGTGCTGGTAGCATTACGTTCAACGTATCTGCTATGGACGCCCAATCGTTTGGAACATGGCTCGAAAACTCCGCAGGACGTTCGCTAAGACAGTTTTTAGTTAACCAAGATAGGGAATTCATAGCAACGGAGGGGACGTGGTAGCATGGCAGATTTAATTAAATTTCCGGATATCAAATCCCTTGCGTGGAAGTCTACGAAGGCTCAAAAGTGGGACACTAAAATAAAGCGTACTGGGAGTGGTCGGGTGCGTACCATGACAACGTGGCAGTATCCGCAATATACAATTACTACTGAATTTGCAATATTAACTCCAGAGGAGCATAAGCAAATCATGGGGTTCTATGCAAAAGTAAAAGGCGGTACAGTTCCTTTTCTTTGGTTAGATCCAGAAGATTTTGAGGAAAAGGGCGTTCGTTTAGGCACTGGAGCGCAATCTGAATGGCAAGCAGTTCGTTTGTATGGTGATTTCAGGGAACCGGTAGCACATATCGAAAACCTAAAATTATATGCTAATGGAGCACCGATAAATGCTGTATCCGATAAGGGTGTTATTAGATTAGCACAAGGGGTAACAGTAGCACCGACTGCAATTATTACTGCTGACTATACATATTATTGGAAAGTTATGTTCAGCGGTGATTATACAGACGAGATTATTTATAAAGATATATTCAAGTCTAAGTCTTTTAAATTGGTAACAGTGAGGTGAGTAAATGAAGGAAGTCGGACAGATTTTAAGCAATCATTTAAGCACATCTCAGTCATTCTTGTCGTGTGATTTGTACGAGCTAAAACTAAAAAGCGGTATCAGCTATTACTGGGCCGATACCGATGTAGATGTAAATTATGGGGGCCACACTTATAAAGGTGATGGCCTTATTATTACGCGTGAAAAAATAGCTACGAACAGTACTGTTAGCGTTGATAAATTAAGCGTAACCATTACTGCTAGTCAAAACGACCAAATTGGCGGTGTGCCTGTATTGGAAGTCGCTCATAATGGTGGTTTAGACGGCGCAACGCTTGATCTACGCCGTGCCTTTTTTGACGATGCCGGCAAGGTGATTGAGTGCATAGACCTATTCCATGGAATTTGCGAAGTAACGCAGGGCGGTGGGTTTATATTGAAGATTAGTGCAAAGTCAGTTGTACAAAAGCTCAATATCGAATATCCAAACCGAAGATATTATCCTCAATGTCCTTATAGTATTTACTCGAAAGAGTGCGGTGTCGATATTAAGGCTTATCGCAAGAAAGCAAAAGTAACGGCTGTTACTGGTACCAATACCGTGCAAATCGATATACCATTTGAGGACGGCTATTATACAGCAGGTGGTATGGAATGGATAAGCGGACCATTAGCAGGGCAAGCAACGCAAATTATGGATAGTAAAAATAGCACCATTATTTATATGAGTGCTACAAACACATCACCTCGTATTGGTGATGTAGCCTATATCTATCCAGGGTGCGACAAAACACCGACTACTTGTAAGAATAAATTCAATAATTTTAGTCGGAATAGGGCGACACCTTATGTTCCTTTAAAGGAGACGATACGATGAAATTAACAATAGGTGAACGTATAGCAAATGCTGCGTGTGAATGGCTAGGCACACCATATCAAAATAACGCTATGGTGAAAGGCAAAGGGGTAGACTGCTCATATTTATTAGTAGCTGCAGTTGTTGATAGTGGTCTAATGAATATCGCAGATTTCAATATCGAAAACTATTCCAATGAATGGCATTTACATCGTTCGGAAGAAAAGTACCTGAAATATGTTAAGCAAGTAGCCGACGAGGTGCCTTTTGATGATCTTCGTATCGGGGATTTCTTACTATACCAATATGGCCGGTGCATTTCTCATGGTGCCATTTATATTGGTAACAATTTAGTAATTCATGCGTTTGTTGACTTGGGCGTTATTCTTTCGTCGATTGACGATGTATTATTTTATGACGCTAAAGGAAAAAGTCGCTTGCGTGCTGTATATCGTTTTAGGGAAGGCGGTAAATAATGGGCTTTTTATTTAATCGCGGTAAAAATACCACTAATCGAGCCGATATGATTGCTGATTTTCAAATCAATAGTGCTTCGTATGGTGAGGTAGTGCCGGAAGTGTTAGGCACTACACGATTGAGTGGCAATATTATTTACTACGACGATTTCACACCTCATGAACATCGCAGTACGACGAGAACTGGTAAGGGTGGCGGCTCAAAACATACTGAAATAACCTACACCTATACAGTGGCATGTGCCATTGGCTTATGTGAGGGCCCTATCGCTGGCATAGGGAAGGTTTGGCGAGACAAGGAGATATATTCCTATCCGAGCGAAAAAATCGAACTGACGGCATATAATGGCGATTATGGACAAACTCCGTGGCCTTATGTTTTATCCAAGCACCCTGAAAAGGCATTGCCTTATAGTGGCTTGGCATATATGGCTGGGGTGGTTGATTTAGGGGAAAGAGGGAGCTTACCTCAATTTAATTTTGAAATTAGAGGGAAGCTATTAGATACTGGCGACGGTATCGATGTAAACCCTGCCGATTATATTGTGCATGTGTTAAAGTCTATCGGCATTGACGATGTAAGTATAGACGGATTAGAAAATTATCGTGCCTACTGCAAAGCAGCAGATATTCTAATTAGTACCCCTCCGGACAGTAAAAGCTCAAAGGCTCAAAATGTTATTAATGATATAGCTGAAATTACAAATAGTCTTGTATTTTGGAGCACAGACCGTTTAAAAATTGTACCATTAGCCGATAAGCCTATTGGCGATTGGTCGCCAGCTAATCAAATTCAATATAACTTAACAGCAGATGATCTTATTCCGGCCAGCGATGGACAACTTATTGTGTATAAGCGAAAAGATAGCTCGGAAACATATAATCAGGCAACAGTTGAGTTCATTAATCGAGCCAATAGCTATGAGAAAGAAACAGTATCATTCGAGGTAGTAGCAGATGTTCAAAAGAACGGCCTAAAACCAGCGTCTAAGAAGTCCGCTCATTATCTCTATACTAAGGCAAGGGCTCAATACTACGCTGAACAGCTTGCTATGAAACGGCTATATGCAAAGAATCAATATACATTCCATCTCGACTGGGCTTTTTGTAGATTGGAACCAGGCGACCTAGTAACAATCACAGATGAGTTATGCGGATTGCGTGAGCAAATAGTAGTTATAACATCGGTATCCGAAGCTGCAGATGGACAACTTGAAATTACAGCAGAAGGTAAGCCACCAGGAACATATGCTCCGGCAAAGTATAACGTTCATGAAAACGAACGACCTTTTATTGATTACAATGTGCCTGCTCCGAGTGTTAACGATGTAGCTATTATTCAAACGCCAGGTGATGTAGGGGGCAATGAATTATATATCGGTGTTAATTCAGAGCCTAATTGGGGTGGCTGTTCTATATGGTTGTCGGACAATAACGAAAACTATAAACGAATTGGTAATATCTCACAACAAGCTCGAATGGGTAGGCTTAAAACTAACCTAACACAAGGTAGCAACTCCGCTAATGTGATAATCAATCAAGGAGCATTAAAAGGTGGCAGTCATGTTGACGCTGAACGAGCCAACACTCTATGCTGGGTTGACGGCGAGTGCCTATCTTATGAAACAGCTCAATTGCAGCTTAATGGCGATTATGCTTTGGGTGGTATTATACGTGGCCAATATGGAACTAATGATACAGCTCATAATGCTGGTGCTAGGTTCGTAAGAGTTGATGAGGCGTTATATCATGCTCCGTATCGTAAAGAGGATATCGGAAAGCAGGTATATTTTAAATTTACGTCATTCAATATGTATGGATCTAACGAACAAGGGTTAGATGAGGTGCAAGCATATCCATATACAATCACACCATACTATATTCCGGAAGTAAGCGATTTAGCATTATTTACTAAGTATTACGAAATTGGCGATGGTGTATTGTCATTTGATGTAGTGGCTGCATTTACTCAACCAACTATTAATACATTTGATACTGTCGAAGCATGGTATCGTGAAGGTACAAACGAATGGAAGTATGGCGGTAATGGTGATAATCAAATCGTTATTAGTGGTTGTGAGCTAGGTCATACATATGAGGTGCGATTAAAAGTAAAGGACCGTCATGGAAACTACTCACAAGGCATTATCAAATCTGTATTAGTTGAGCTCAAATCAGAAGTGCCTAATACTCCGCAAGGGCTGGGCGTTTCGTTTGGTGATGTCGCTACCTTTAATTGGTTAGAGGTGCGTAACGCTGACATTGATTTTTACGAGTTGCGATATGATCTGCACCCAGGCCAAGAGTATGGGCTAATTGGTAAAAGCAATAATACTACTTTAAGCACGCTACTAACCGAGCGAAGTGCAAAAGTATATTTATATGCTCATAACCCTACAAAAGGATATAGTGCACCGGCTGAATTGACGTATAACGTGCCTATACCAAAGCAACCGACCAAAGTAAAAGCAACAGCCAATATCAGCGGTATAGGTGTTACGTTTGAACTGATTCCAGTGAATTGCAAGGGCGCCAACGTATACATTGATGATAATGTGTATTACATTACTACAAACGCTATAAACGTGCCGCTCGAGGCTGGTGTATATGCTGTACAAGTTGCCTATGTTGATATGTTCGGAGAGGGGCCACGCAGCAGCGCGGAAAATGTAGCTGTAAAAGCTAAAATCGATAAGTCCCTGCTCGATATGGAAAGCCTAGGCCTAGAGGGTATCGACAAAGCAGTAAATGACTTAAAAAGCGAAGTCGGCACAGTCAAGACAGCCGTTAATGGAATTGATAGCAAGATAATCGACCTTGGCAACGCATACCAGCGCACTTTGAGCGATTATCAAAACAATGTAAATTCACAAATCACGCAGATTTCAAGCGGTATTGATTTGAAAGTAACGCAAGCAATCAATAATATGGACGGCGCGGAACTGGTGAGCCGTATCAATCTAAGCCCAGCAGGTACGCGCATAGACGGCAAATTATTGCATGTTACTGGTGAGGCCCTGTTCGATAACAATATCATCGCTAAAGGAATGATACAGGCTGGGGCTGTAACAGCTGATAAAATGCAGGTTGATAGCCTATCATCTATCACTGCAACAATTGGCACATTACGAACTAAGACGAGTGGCGCAAGGGTTGAAATTAGCGATAATCTAATTGAAGTGTATGACGATGACAATCAATTACGAGTGAGGTTAGGCGTATGGGAATAATTACATTTTTCAAGAAGTTATTTAAACGATTATTTAAGCATGGGGGTGAAAATAACATGCCAGCTGGATTACAAGTATTTAACAAGAATGGCGTTCAAATTGTTAGCTTAACGGATAGACTTACAAAAGTATCTGGCGTTAAACGTTTTGACGTGATTGAGGAAAGCGGTAGCGCTACAGTCGAATTGAGTAAAGGTCAGCATATATGGTATTACTTAAATTCGTATGCAGGCGATAATGACGACCTTTTGTATGGATTCGGGCCTAGTTACAATATTGTTGTTGAGGGTGGTAAAATTTCGTGGAATTTAAAAGCGCCTAATAACGTCAATAAGCCTTGCAAAGTAGCATTAATCTATGGGGTGATGTAATATGAAACATTTTGAAAGTCATAATAATGAAAGCATAGTAACAATTAACGATACAGATAGTTGCTTGTACTTAAAATATAAAATCAGCCTCAAGGATATGCCTATTAAACAATCGGTTGAGGTGGAACATAATAAATATTATGGATATAACGGCGACGGAATTATATATGGTATTCGACGCACATCAAACGGTGATATATACTACGCTAATATATATATTCCAATTTTGCAGCGACAAGCTAACGAGCAATATGTATATGCTATGAGTACAAACTCACCTATCAAGAATATCGAACTTGCGGAAACGAGAAATAAGAACCACCCTACTCGTGTTGGGAAATGGACGAATTACTTACGAATTGCTTTTGAAACGGATAGCCTTGAAAATATTCGCAAGATTGCCGACACTATGGAAGTGTATGTGTTTTCTAACAAAATGCCTAAAACAGATAAATATGGCATGGAAATATACGATAAGAATGGCAACGTTATATTTAACAGCAATTTATTAACAATGCGGTTAGCATTAGTCATTCATAAGGATTATCCTGCTACATTCCTGTCTAAGGAAGAGTACGAAATCGGCAAGGTTAAATTTCAAGGTATTAAAAAGGCTGGGTTGAGTTTTACCTATCCGTTGGCGGCTATCGGCTCGGATAGTGGCTTTATGGCTCATAAAGTTAGCTGGGACGGCGACGGCGTTGATATTGTAACAACGTACGGCGGAAATGCTGGCGGTATTATTAGACAAAACTCAATCACAACAACGCAAGTATTGATTTGCGAACTAGACGGAACTCAAAATATTCCAGCTATTGAAATAATGATGATCTAATAGGCGAGGTACATATGAACTTTATAAGAAATGAGCCAGAGACATTACACATCGGCGCTGATTATCGTAGAGGGTACGAGGTCAGTGCCGATTTTGATTTAAGCAACTGCACGGCTGTTATGAAAGTGCGGAGCGTGCAGGGCAAGCTACTGGCCGAGGCTGAATGTGTGGTTCACGAGAATATTATTTACTGCACAATCACCGCTGAGGCAACTAAGAACATAGGCCGCAATTATAGGAGCGGTCAATATGATGTGTTCCTTATTCATGGGAACGAATTTATTAAAATAGTCATGGGTGATATGAAATTCATTCATGATATTTCAGCACATTAGGGGGTGCAATTATGGAAGATACAAATAACTTTGAATATGTGAACGTTAAAGCAAGGGTTCCGAAAGTGATTGACATTGTAATTCCGGGGGCGCAAGGATTACCGGGCGAACAAGGAACGCGAGGACCAAAGGGCGACCCATTCCGATATGAGGACTTTACGCCAGAGCAATTAGAGGCCTTGAAAGGTCCTAAAGGTGATGACGGGCTAAGTGCGTTTAATATCGCTCAATTAAACGGATTTCAAGGTACATATGTTGAGTGGCTAAAATCGTTAAAAGGCAAGGACGGCGCAAGTGCTACAGCTGACAATGCTCATCAGCTAT